GAGGGAAATTCGCCCCCGCATCTTTCGCAACGGTTTCCTTTGTATGCTACTAGTTCTTCCTTACGCTTACGTCTATACAACCGCCGTTCTTCGGCTGATTGTGATCTTGGCATAACTCAAAGATTGATTACCTCTGCTTCGAACTCAGCGACCTCTTCAAGAAGCCCTGTGTCCTTGTTAAAAGACAATTCACAAACCTCACCTGTCATGCCGGAGTATCTATTCTTTAGACACCGGACACGGATTTTGTTCTCACCATCTGACGCGTTGCGAGAGACAGCAAGGACAGCATCCGATAACTACGCGATACTTTGTGAACCTCTGAGAGAAGAAAGGTTAGGATCAATCCCATCCTCGAAACCTTTGTCACCCGATGGGCGGCGAAGGTGCGAGATTAAAATCATACCCACTCCGGTTTCTTCCGTGAACTGGCGCAGCTTGCTCATCGTGTAGTCAATCTGTTTCCGCTCATCCCCGCCGGAAACCATGAAGTCTCCGCCGGATAGAAGGATAGATAAGTGATCGATGAACAAGTAATCTGCGCCACACGCCTTAACCATAAAGCGCAGTTTGTTTAGCAAGTGGTCGCTATCCATAGAACCGAAGTGGTCATATAGAAAGAACCGACCCGTGCCTAAAGTTTTGTCGAAGGCTTCTTTACGTTCCACTTCGGTAATATCTTGGGGCAGGTGCAATGGGCGTTGAAGCGCATATGACATGAACCGCAAGCCAGTGCGCCCAACGCTTTCTTCAAGGGCCACATAGCCAATTGTCTTGTGCTGATTAACAGCCAAATCGTAAGCGATCTGAGCCGCAATCGTAGACTTACCCACGCCACTACCAGCCGTGAGCGTAACAATCTCACGCGGTCTGATACCGAAGAGGATGTTGTTGAAACCTTTGAACGGATACGGTATGCCCAATACAGTAGGTCTACTGACATCATCCCAAATTTCCTTACCATTGATAACCCCGTCCGGACGGTGGGGCTTTGCGTTATAAACAACCTGAAGCAAACCTTTTACATCGTTTGCCACAAGCATTTCATTTGCATCTTTATATCTGTCGAGATAAGCGATGGTCGCTTTACCCGGCGTCAACAGTTCAGCGCATTGCTTTGCCGCACGGATACCTTGTTCGTCATTGTCGAACAGGAAACACACCTCTTCGAATTGTTCTATCCAATCGATGTTACGACTGATAGCGCGCTTCGCAGACTGTGCGCCGTTAGGGATACTACACACTGGCCAAGTCTTCGACACTTGGTGATACGAAAGGCAATCGATCTCACCTTCCGTAATCACTAAGCGTTTAGTTGGCTTCCAAAGATGCTGACCAAACAGTTGCACGTTGGTCATATCACCACGCGTTTGAAAGTCTTTACCTTCGAACCGTAGTTTCTGTCCGCACACATCACCGTTCTTATCACGGTAAGGTGCAACGTGACATATCTTGCCGTTCACCTTCGCAAGTGAATAGCCATATTTACGACAAGTCTCTTCAGACAACCGCCGGTTGGCAATCGATCTGAATTGACCACCCGTCACTAAGTCACCGCCCATATCTGTCCTTACCTTTTGTGGTCTATCGTCAGTCCACTTGTGTGTTTCACAAGAGAAGCAATATGTGTGGTCGGAGTAGACGCTGAGTGCGTCACTCGAACCACAGTCTTCGCAGGGCTGGTGCGGTTTAATCAGTGATGAGTGTGTATCTGACATAGCGTTGTCCTGTTGGATCATATTTAAGAGTGTGCTTGAACTTCATGTTGTGAAATTCTTCGAGGTCTTTGATCCGGCGAGGCAGTGCGCGAATGCGATACATTGATTGTGCTTCGACATTGGATATGGAGTTCCGGATTCCGAAGTGCTTCTTGAGTAATTCAATCTGTGTCATTTTGTTTCCTTGTAGGTTATGTGCATACCAACCGGCTCATCCGGTTCGGCATATCTTTTCACCACTGCAAGCGCAGTGATTTGGTCATCGTCTTCCCAAAACGAACCAGCGTTCGTCATGGAATCTAATGGCCCTTTGGCGAAATTATCCACGTCACCGCGCGGGTAATCTCTGTTTGTTGTCTTGGGCTTGGGGGAGACAATTTCTACCAACGCTTCGATAGGCCCTGTGATGGGGTCACCTTTGTGATCTCTCAATAACTCTTTGACCTGTGTTCTGAATCGTTCGTATGTCTTGCCGTAGTATGTTCCCCATTTGGAAACGCGTGGTCGGGATGCTGGCACGGGATCAACCTGTATGAATAAGGTGATTGCGCCAGCCCCTATTAGTTTCTTTACGCCCTTGACGAATTTAGATTGCGATGTCGAACTCATCTTTAGTTGAGTCCTCATCCTTGTCGGACTGAACTGCTTCCAGTTCACCGAAATCTCCGGACGGGCCTAGTCCGTAGTTACGTTTTTCAATCAGCATCACGTTACGCAGCTGGGATGTGACACCTTTGTTTCCGCCGGTGGCATACGCCTTCAACATGAATGATGCGCGAATGAGGTCGCCGGAAGATGGAATGTCATCTTCACTGATTGCACCCTTGTCAGGGCCTACGAAACCAGGTTGGAACTTGGTCTTCGCGGTCAGCAACCACTTGCCCTTAAACTCTTCTTTATCTGCGTCATCGCCGTCCTTGAACGGATAACGTAGGTTAGAAGGAAGTTTCCCAAACTCTGCTTTAGCAACAGCGTCAGCGTCACTGGTCATTTCCTCAATGAAGGACGCGACATCTTTGTCGTCTTTGTCCATCACCAGCGTGACCTTAAACTTACCATCGCTGTATTCTTGACCCTCATCAGGTCGCGCCAACCATGCGTAAGCGGCAGATACGACAGGGGATACGACAATTTTTGGCTTCTGATTTGCCATACGTTTTAACTCCTAGTGTTTAGTTTCAGTTTCTAAAGGGTGAAACTGTAGACACATGAGGCTGAACCAATCAGGATCAACTCCAAAATCTACTAGTTTCATTTGGTAATCGACAGGCAGTGCGCCCATCGTCCAGTAGACGAATGCACATTGGCATAAGAAGTCTTCTAGTTCTTCGTCACGGTATGATCTGGACATAAGCATCCTCTAATTGCTAGTGCTAGGTTTACTGTATATTTTAAGCGAAGAAATAGACAGCATCTAAGACTTCCCTTACGTCAAACGAACCTTGCTCCGGCACTGGCGGAAGGTCTACATCCGGTGCGTATGCAGTCAGATACGCATGAAACTCATCGGCAAGCCAGTTGCCTTTGAACATATCATACGCTGTTTCTCTAATCACGTTACGCATTGTCGTGACGTTGTTTGGTAGGACTGCGAATGAGTCATGGATTGCCGCGATAGACGACACGCCATACTTATCGCGCAGTTCTACTACCACCCTCTGCATGAGAGCGGCGTCAAGTGAGTGAATAATGTTCGGGCTGCTAGACAGCATTTGCTTTCTAACATTCAGACCACCATCAGGATTCTCATCCCACATGAAGTAACTGCCCATGACAGTCTTCACGTCACTCTTCGCAACATTCCAGTAAGATTGCTGGATGGTTGAACCGACAGGCGTAACCCAACGCAACGGCTTGTCGAACTCTGCGAGGGCGACAGCGCAACGCTGGAAATACTCCATGATCGGACGGCTGGCCACGACAGTTTGTTCCAATGCTTGGATCAATTTGTCTCTCATGTAGCCCGCGTTTTCCAACCTGTTGCCATCCAGTTTATCAACGAACCCGTCCTTGATTAACTGGTCTTGGATGCCTCGCGGTGTGACGCCATATGATGTGGTCATGCAAGCGCGCTTACATACCGACCTATCAATCTTACCGACCCACCGTTGGGCTTCTTCCAAGTTTATACCGGCGGCAATGTCATCTGATACAAGACGCTTCACCACCTCTGCCGTCTCACTATAAATATCAAACCGCTGCGGTGAGGCAGAACAGTTTGTGAGACGTGCGCCGATAGGGTCGCGCCCTAACAGCGATAGAATTTGCAAGCCGTTGTTCGATCCGTCTTGGTGAACAGGCAGGGTGCAGACAAACTGTTCAGGGTTATCCATCGCTGTTGCCTTAGTCCAATCAACACACGTCTGAAAGAACTCAAGTTCTGAATCAGCGTGTGTCCATAGACGTTCGCCCTGACCAAAAGGATCAGTCGCAGCTTGGACGATTAGGTCGTGGTTGTCCTTCGCCCATATTTGCATTTCGTCAAAGGTGATCTTGTCTTCACCAAAGGTGTTACACAGACGGACTGCCAACCAGTATAACCCGTCCTTACCTAGCGGTTCGCCGTCAGCAAAACGCATCGTGCCTCTCGCTAGGCTATCGCCTTGTGGATTCCAATCAGGGGTAACGTAATAGAAACGTGACCGGCTGTCACACTTAATCACATTAAAGATTTCTTTACCCTTGACCTGATCCATCAAGTGAAACTTTC